ATCTTATCCTAAGCCAAGGGGTGTACAAACTAAAATTGTACCCATTGCACGGACAGATAGCTCAACATTAAAATGTATTATCCCCAAAGATAGTATTATTGTTGATGTTGAAGTATTTCAAAACGTCGATGCGGCCACCGCCGCAGGGTCATTTGTTTTGGGTTGGGCAGGGACCACTACGGGTGTTCTTGCCTCATTCTCAATGGCAACGACAAAAGTAGGTTTAGTAAAAGCTGGTGTGTCTATGGGCACTGGTGTTTTTGCTAGGCTTGATAGCGACAAAGCAATTATCTCGACATACACTGTAGGCTCGTCAACAGCAGGTGGTACAGGTTTTGTAAAGATTTCGTACTTTACACCTGGCCCTGGTGAAGCAGTAGACGACTAATAGCATCTAAAGATGCCGGTGGGGTGTAATGCCCCTCTTTATTTAAACCCTACAAGCGCAAGCCAACCGAGGAGGTTATTATGGGACAACATGTTACAATGCACGGTAAAACCGTGGAAGACTTTAATGGGCAATCTGGTAAATGGGTTCCCGTTTCTGTTAATAGTTCTGGACAAATTAGCACACAGCTACTAGCAGGTGAACTACAACAATTTAATCGTCAAGCAGGCGGCCCTATCGTACAGCACACAGCAGTTATTTCTGCTGATGCGGCTGTTGTTAGTGGCCCCTGCATTTTTTATGGTGTTAAAGTTGTTACTGCTGGCACTTCAATTACTGTGTATGACAGTGTTACCGCTGCTGGTACAGCATTAATTACTGCTGAAGCAACGACAGCAGCAGGAGCTATGATTTACCCTGCTGGTCCTGGTGTAGGTGTTCTTATGGATGCTGGCATCTACCTTGACCTTACCACAGGTACTTACATTGTCTACTATGTACCAGCAGCCTAATTATGGCTACAATATACATTGACCCTACTGTTACGGGGGCAGGTACAGGCACCTTTGGTGATCCTTATAAGTCTTGGGCAAGCACTTCCAACATGGTTGCCGGTAATAGTTATCTTCAAAAAGAAAACACTATTTTTATTGGGACCATTGGGCCAACTGGTACTGGAGGTACACCAACTAATAGAATTAACATTGGTGTATATGATGCAACTACAGGCAATCAAATTACTAATAAAGTAGGTTGTGCTACAATCAATGCCACCGGACAGAGCTTTGGATTTAATATCACATTAGCACGGCCATACATTACAGTTAATGGCTTTGAAATATTTGGGGCAAGCAGTGCTAACATTACAAAAACGGCTACTAATAATGCAGAAAATCAATATTGTATATTTACTAATTTAATATTGAGAGATAGTCTACAAGATGGTATTCTCGCTAATGGCCGTGGGAATGTAGTTTCAAATTGTCGTGTGTATAACAATGCACAAGACGGTGCTAGGTTTGTGGGAAATGATTTAACTGTGATTGGATGTCACATGTTTAATAATGGCACCACAGACGTTGATGGTGATTGTATTCAGTTATTAAACTGTAATAACCCGTATATTGCTAACAATGTGTTTGACCACTCAAACAGCATATACAAACAAGCATTTATCCATAACAGAGATGATGGACTAGCCTCTGGTGGCCTTATTACTAATAATATTGTCTCAAGTGGTGAGTACACTAAAGTCGATTTGTTTGATGTTAAATCGTTCTATATTGGTGTGCCAAATGTAACTTGTAATCAAAATTACATTCGTGGTGGGCAATATGGAGCTTACCTGCTTGCTGATAATATTAACTTTTTCAGCAATGTGGTAGCACAAAACGCAAATTTTGAAACTGTAGGTATTGCTATCCGTGGTAGTAATATTAATATACAAAATAACACGGTGCTTGCAAAAACTCAGACAAGTTTATCTCTGGGCATTGATCATAGTTTGACTACGTACACAAGTGTGGTAATTCAAAATAATCTAATTGTAAACTATCCTGTTGGTGTTCGTACACACACAAGCGGGGCTATATATGATCATAATGCGTTCGACATTTGCCCAGTACAGAATGCGGATATTAATAGAACTCCAAAAGCAAATGGAACTGGTGATGTTTTAGCCGGTGTTACATATAATTCTGATTATACGCCAAACGCAGGATCAACTGTCATTGGTGTTGGAGCGACGGCAATCCCGAAGCAAGATAAAAATAAAATAGCTTTTAAAACAATACCAACCATCGGTGCATACGAATATGTAGCCCCACGACAAGCGAGAGTATAATGGAATTAACTATTTTATCTGCCCTGCTTCCCGCTGGGCTTGACTTACTAAAACAAGCTGGAGGGGCCATTTCACGTAAATGGTTTGGTCTTTCTGTTGACGATGAGATTAAGATGCGGTCTGCTGACATTGACCGCCTAAAAGCTTTAGCAGAACTAGACAACCCACACGGTACACCCTCACAATGGATTGTCGATCTTCGTGCCGCGTTTCGTTATGTCTCTGCTGGTGTCTCAATTCTAGCCGGCATTTATTTCATTGGTACTGGTGTTACAGACCTTGGTATGCAGCTCGTTAGTGTACCCTTTGGTTTTATCTTTGGTGAACGATTGTGGATTGGCCTTAAAGGGCCTAATATGAAATAATGGCTGAAGCAGAGATTATTAAATGGATTGTTGTTGGTTTAATGAGTGTAGGGGTATGGTTTATGAAGCGCACAATTGACAAAGTTGAGGATGATGTAACTGAAGTTAAACGTGCGATTCAGCAGATTAAACAGGACTATTTACACAAAGAAGACTTTAAAGACTTTAAGGTTGAGCTTCGTAGTATGTTTGAAGAAATTAGAACAGACATTCGTTCATTACCAAAGCACTAATATGAGCTACATTTCTGGTGCTTGGAACGTACATTGTGACGTATGCGGGTTTAAGTTTAAATCAACAGAAATTCGTAAGCGCTGGGACAACCTTATGGTGTGTGATAAGGATTGGGAAGCTGATCACCCCCAAAAGTTCTTACGTGTGCGGTCTGATAAAATATCTGTTCCTTACGTTAGAGAAGAGTCTACAGACTTACAACGATTAGTGTGCTATGTGTATGCAATTGCTGCATATTCCGATTTAGCCGAAGCCGATTGTGCTCTTGCGGACAGGAACGCACCTAGTTATGCCCTATTAAAACAATTAAAAGGTAGCTAAACATGGCAACAAGTGGAAATACTTCCTGGGAACAAACTAGGGATAATATCATTGAGAGGGCTTTTGCCAAGTTTGGTATTCCTGGTGAAGGCAACACCCTAAGCACTTCACAATATAGTGTTGGTGCTTCTGTTTTAAATGAGGTTGTTTCTCTAGCTAACGTAGCTGGAATGCCTTTATGGAAGCGCACAAGTGAGACGCGTGCGCTGTCGACTACCAATCAAACGTATGCTGTATCTGATGCAATGAAGATTGCTCAGGTTATTCTAAGGGATATTGGTGGTGGTACATCATATGAATTACAGAATAAAATATTGTATGACTTCAATCAGCTTCCTACAAATAACAAAGGTGTTCCTGTCAACTGGACATTTGCACCTAGCATTCAAGGTGGCTTTATTTCATTATGGCCCCCTACCTCAGATGCAACTACAGTGTCAACTAAAGAAATTGTCATTGTCTACCAAAAGGAGTTTGATGGTTTCTTTAGCTCAGGAAACACACCAGACTTTCCTTCCTACTGGACTACAGCCCTTATTTATCGTCTAGCTGTTCTGCTTGCTCCTGAATATGGTGTTCCTACCCAAGATAGACAGGAACTGAAACAAGAGGCTGCAAGCTATTGGGGTGCTGCTCTGTCTTACGGAGATGACGATGGTAGTTACTATTTTCAACCAGAAAGTCGATGGTAATGGCTCGAACTAACGCCCCACAAACAAGCACTTATAAGCCTGCTACTATTAAGTTTGATGGTTTACCTTCCTATCGTAATGGTAATCCTGATGTCGAGCGCGATTGTCAGATTGTTAACATGTATTACGAGCGCGTTAGCCAAGAAAACAAAGAACGTATGGTTGTGCTTAAGAAGCGACCTGGGTTAGCTCTTACAACGATTCCATTAAACAAAAGTGTAACTACTGATAAAATTCGTGGTTATTTCTATGAGAGTGCTAATAACACTTTCTATTGGGCAGTAAACAACAAAGTGTATGCTTGTCCTCCTAGCTCAGTTGTACCTCGCACAGTTGCTACATTAAGCACTAGTAGCGGACAAGTGGGATTTTGTTCATTCCTAAAATCTGATAACACAGCGTATGTAGTTATTAGTGATGGTACTGATATGTGGATTGACGACTTTGTTGCGTTGTCCTGTACTCAGGTAGTTGACGCAGACCTTCCTTCACCGCATGAACCATGTCCTATTCAACTAGATGGTTACATCTTTGTAATTAAAAAGAACACAGGAGACATTTACAATTCTGACGTAGATGATCCTTTTGCCTGGACAGCAGGTTCATTCCTAAGTACAGAAATGAGTGCAGACTTTACATTGTGTTTAGGTAAAACTAAAAACTACATTGTTTGCTTTGGTAAAAACTCTATTGAATATTTCTACAATGCGGCTGTTGAAACAGGAAGCCCTTTAGCTCGATATGATTCTCCTTTCCGTAACATTGGTTATGTAACAGGTTTAAATCAAATAGGTGATACGCTATATTTTGTAGGGCAGGATGCTGCTTTAAATATTAGTGTATATATGCTCAATAGTTTTAAGATTGATCGTATTTCAACTTCAGTTGTAGACAGAACACTACAAACATTATCGGCAGATGCAAATACCATAACACCTCTGTTACTAAACTACAGTGGTTATACTGTGTCCGTTGATGGGCATAGTTTTTATTGTATTCCGTATAATAGAACTACATGGGTTTATGATATTGACGAAAAGCTGTGGTATGAGTGGCGCAGAGCAGATAACATCTTTGGTTTAGAAATTGAAGCAATATGGACAGCTTATAATGGTGCTGTTTATGCTGTCACTGATAATCAAAACTTTATTTCTATATTCTCTGTAGATACATATCAAGAGTATGGGGCTAATTTCGTATGTCAATACACTACCGAAAACTTTAATGCGGGTACGTTTAATTGGAAAGTATTGTCTAGACTCTCAATTGAGTCTTCTACACACAGTAACACCGGAACAAGTCCTGTGACAATATCGTGGTCAGATGATGATTGGGCTCCTGGTAGTGAATCGACAGGGCGGGATATTAACGTATTTAGCTCCAGTCCATTTATGAGCAATTGTGGTAGATTTCGCTCAAGGAGTTTTAGAATTAGATATAGTGACAACTATCCGTTCTTTATGTATAGTTTAGAACTTGACCTTAATGTGATGGGAATTTAAATGGCAGATACAACTTTTACCGCAGGTACGTTAATTACCTCTTCTTGGTTAAATGATATTAACGATAGTGTTCATTCTTCAGGTAGAGTTAATGTAAAGCTTTCTGAATATGGTGCAATTGGTGATGGTGCGTCACACCCGTTGTCGGCCTTCTTTGCCACGTTAGGAGAGGCACAAGCACGTTATCCACATGCTTTAAGTTTAACTGATGAACTAGACGGCATTGCTATTCAGGCCGCAATTAACGATGGACACATTGCCTACCTTCCTGCTGGTATTTATTTAAGCTCATATGAAATTGCTGTTACCGTTGATGGGACAGGTATTGTAGGTAAAACTGCTTTCTGGAAACGCCGTACAGGTTATGTGTACAGCGCCAGCAAACAGAGTGTAATTAAATACACAGGTGTTGTTGCTACAAATACATGTGTTGTTCGTGCAAGTAAAAAGGCTGTTGGGGTGGTTGGAACAGACTTCTCTGCACCTGACACTGATGATCTTAAAGATATTATTCTCAGTGATTTTCACATTGACGCAAATAGTCGTGCAGACTATGGTATGTATGTTTATCGTGCAGGCAATCAAGCAACACTCGGAAACATCACAGCAGAAAAGGCTGTAAAAGCAAACCATGTACATCTAGGATGCTACGCTGCTGTGTTTGGCACATTTGGCGCATACCAAGCTGTTGGTGAAGGGGTGGTGTGTGGTTGGGATATTTTTGGCTGGTCTTCTGTTGAAGCTACAAATTTTGCATATTCTGCTACATTTTTAACGGCAAACAATGGTACAGGAAATACCTATGTAACTGGAACGGGTACTGATAGTGAGAACTCAGGTGGACGGTTTAGTGTTGGCCGAGGCTCATATGTATCAATTATTAGCGAAAGTAATTTTGGGCGAGCATGTGTGCTGTCTCAATATAATGTAGGTGGTGGGTCTGCTGGACCTAGTAGTTATTTGCTAGACTATCTAGAGGGGAATGCTGACGGGCCGGATGTTGACTATCGTGATGCAATGGACTCTATTAGGCTTATTTGTGGGTTTATTCACCCTGGTAATGGTAGCACATTAGTTCCGCAAAATATTAAAATCACAGGAAAAACAACAGGAGGTGTAGTTACTACAGATAGTGGTCCTGCTGATCCCGGGGAATGGCTGGTTATTGAAGGAGCAACAGGAGACTTGGTTGGAGTTGGATTTAGTATTAACTCTAATACATATAAATAT